GACAGTCTGCCGATCCACCACTTGGAGCCACGGAGGAAATGCCGGTAGTTCTTTTCAACTTCGTCGGTGCCGAGCAACCAAGGCGCGCCAATACCGTTGATGATGTTGATCCAGCCGACGCCGAACATCGCCGCCGGCACATCGTTGAACATCGCCGTGTAGGCCTCATTCGAGCGATCCACAGAGAACTCCAAAGCCTCACGCGGTGCCTTGCCGGACGCCGCCCTTACCTCATCCACATCGGCACGGCGCATTCTTGGCGCGATCCAGTCGATATGCTCCGGCTTGGCAAAAACAACGCGGACGTTCATCCGCCCAGCGCAAGGTCAGGAAGGATTGCCAGGATAGTCATAGGCAGAGGATCGGTTTGCTTGATGAAAACCGTCCCGCCGCGCGTCCAGTCTCCGGTCGGGGTTATGGAAAAATCCCCGGTAAACAGATCAATCGCAGCATCCCAATTTTCATATTGGCGCTGTTTCCACTCGGTCAGGCGGTCTTCACGCGGGCCGACGAATATGCCGCGTGTGTCTTCGACGCGGAGCGTGACCTCGCCAACGGATTTATACCGCCCCTGCACAGTGCCGAGGCCTTTGACCATGCCAAGGTCAATATCCAGCGTTTTCAGTAATGCCTCGTAGCCAAGCCCTGCGTGAACCGTCGAAGCCGCATTCGGCAGCGTGATCGCCCCATCAGTGACCACAAGGCCCTTGACCACGTTGCCATCCGCCAGAACGGAGACGGTCTTGCCCTCCAGGTGATAAAGACCCCGAACTGTCGTCACAGGCGATCCTTCATAGGATAGCCCGCTATCGACAAAGAAAGCACCGGAAGCAGAAGAAAACTCCCGCGTATGAAGGCGCTCGATGTATCGCTTTGTCTGCCCGTTGATCGTGCGCTTGACGATCAAATATGGAACGTCCTCATCGCCTTCGGGCAGAACCGTCACATCTTCGAACGTGCCGTCTGTCTCATGACGGGTCCACGCCCAAACCTCATGCTCTCGCATATAGGTCAGGCTTACGAGCGACCCATCATCGAGGACCGTCCAGACGATCGAGTGCGGCGATTGCGCATAGGCCCACGCCTTGATCGACCGGCCTTCGAACAAATGCCGCGCAAGGATCGTCAGATCGCTACCCGTGAACGCATCCGTGGCGAAGTCATAGGAGAAATCACGGATGACCCCGCCGCGCGATTGAGGGAACAGCACGACATTGCCGACCACGACAGGCTGCACATAGGCCATGCCGCGATAGGACTGAGGCCGGGTAACAATCTGCGAGGGGGAAATGAAGTCCTGGCTTCCGCCTGTCACCATCCATTCGGCGGCAGATGTGAAAACACCAAGACCGCGCAAAGGAACGATGCCGCGAATTTCGTTTTTCTCGCGGGACCGGATGCTGAAGATAATGGCATCGCTGGCCGTGGCCGGCGTAGCAGACCCGAAGTTCTCGTAGTTTCCCGTTTGCCCAAGCCAGACTGCCGATGGATTATTTTCCGATCCAGCAAACCCAAGGCGCTGCTCAAAAAACGTCACGCAACGCGGATAATCTCCCGCGCCCGCGAAAGGATTATTGGCTTCCTGTGGCGCTTGAGCCAGATCCGCCGTGATATTCTCGTCGTCAAATTGCAGGGCAGTCGTCGCGCCGATATAGCCGGCAAGGCCATTATCGTACTTATAGACGATGTATCGAGATGCCCCAGATACCGCACTCCATGAAATGCGGTTGATGCCGCCGGCAAGGTCAAGATCGTTCGTGACGCCAGTGGCCGGCGAAGGGAGGCTTTCATCACCATTGGCCGACGATATGACGGCGATCGAATAGTAATATGCGGTCGGCGTGTATCCTGTGTCGCCTGATGTGTCGCCTGGCGTGGTGACGGTAGGAGCCGAGGGAGCCGCAAGAGTGGGCGCGAAAGTGACTGTGCCGATCGTCCAATTGTCATCAGCCAGACGGGATAGCTTTCGCGGCGCGTACTTGACGTGCGTGATGAACATCACGTCCTTGTCCTGGGCGACGACAAGATTCCCGATATCGGCTTCAGCGTAGGGAGACGTGACTTCGTACAACGATCTGGCCGAGCCGGCGCTCGAATATGCCGTATAATTCGTGGTATCAACCGCCACGCCGTACATATCCTTAAGCGTGAACGTGTTCGTCGTGACGTTTGCCACGATGAAGTTCCGGCCATTCAATTCCGTCATACCGGCAATGCCGGTAACGACGATTTCCTGCCCGTTGGCGTAGCCATGAGCAGCAGACGTGACGACGCCAGGATTAGCCTTGGTTATCCCGGTGATTGTCTTCGCCGTATTGAGGATTGGTGACCCGGCGCGATAAATGCGCAGCTTCAGGTCCGTGAAAACCAGATCGTATGTCTGGTTTGTCGCGGCGTCGAAGATGAACGGGATTTGCCGGGCGATGCCGGAGCCGCGCGTTTCCGCCACAAACTGGAACCCGGCCCGGTTCGACGCGCCGCCGTGCGGATGGATGAAGATATTCTTGGCAATCTTCAAGCCCGAAGCGTATTTCGCCAGGTCCACCCGCGCCCACAAGGCGGGAGAAAGCTCCCCCGCTGTGAACGAGGGCTGCATGGTGCGCATGATTGCCATTTAGTTGCGCGCCTCGATGTGGGCGGCTGGCACCACGTAGGAGTTGATCTCGTTGTTCGCGTCCGCGTCTTCAGCAGCGTGGCGCAATTCTGCTGCCATCTGCACCGCATCAGCCCTTATCTGGCGATCACGGGTAAGCGGGAAAGCGATCCTTGCGGCCAGAGCCCATGCAAGCGCATCCACGAATTGCGGAGGATAGGTCGATGGGTCTTCCTGCCGAAACGTGTATTCCAGCTTTGCGGTTTCGTCATCGGTATAGACTGAAGCGCCACGCACCCCATAAGAGATAGGCAGATCGTCGGCATCATCGATCGGCGGGACAATGCGGATGATCTTCAGGCAGTCGTTCGGCTTGGAGTAGCGGTATCCCCAGCGTTCGGCCCAATCATTGGTGAGAGACGGCAAAGCCAGCACCTTGCGCGCGAACTGATATTCGAATTGCTGAAGCAGCCAGTCGCGGGCGAAACCATAGTGCTGTTTGCACTGGCGCGCTTCTTCCGATGCCTCATCCAGCGCCGAGATCGGCACGCCTTTGCCAAGGCTCGACAAAGCGAGGTTGCAGATTTCAACCACGGTCGTCATTGCCGGTTATTCCTCGGGCATCCGATAGAGCGACACGTATATGCCCGTTGGCGATGTGCCGCCGGCAATGACGCCGCGCACGGTCGCATCGCTGGGGAGGTAGACCACCGCCGATCCGGCCGCCGTCAGGGAGAAGCCGGGAATGGTGACGTACGTCGCGCCGTCAGGACCGAGCATCTGGCACGTCACGGTCGCGCTGTCGAACGTCCCGGACGCTACGGCAAGATAGCGACCACCGAAGGCAACGCTGGTTGGACTTCCGCTCGCCGCCCCGGCTTTGTTTGAAAACAGATCAATACGCATCGGAAGCCCTTCCTTTAGCTTTCGTGGCTGTCGACTTCGGGATCAGCATCGCGGTGCAGCGGCTTTTCATCGAGGGAAGGCGCGGCGGTCGAATGCTTCGGAGACCGGCCACGACGAGGCTTGTCATCGTCTTCGTCGGCAGGCTCCATCCATGAGCCGAGCGGCCCGGTGAACGGGAAAACGTCGCCAATCTCGCGGATTTCCCCGTTGGCATAGCCCCGCGCGATTGCTCGCACGGGGCCATCCATCATTTTGTGGCTACTCATGGGGCCGTCTGGTTGCCCATGGTGATGCCGGCGGTGACCTTGCCCGCCGTGGCACTGGTGCCGGTCACGGTATAGACCAGCCCCATATACCGCTTCATGCCGGCCGAATTGGCGAACGGCACGGAGTCCGAACCCCACTGCCAGCCGGCTTTCAGATCGGCCAGGACAACCGCCCCGGTCGTAGCATGGACGACGTTGCCCGATGCCAGCGTGGCGCTGTCCGAAGTAACGAGATCGATCTTCAGCGACGTAAGCGTTGCAAATGCTTCCGTTACCTGGACGAGCAAGGGGATTTTGTTCCCCTTGCCGATATCGCGCTTCAGCGCTTCCGCATTGCCGTAAGGCGTGCCGGTTGCACCGAGGTCTACGACGTTGGTGGAGTTCGCGGTGGCCGTTACGGCCTGCTGGTCCGAGAACAGGTTCTGTGCGTCGAGAATCATGGTCTTGTTCCTTTCCTGATCCCGTTAAGCCGCAGCCGGAACGAGCGCTTCGGTGTTCACCAGAGCGTCCGTTTCACGGATCGGAATGCCGCGCCACGACAAGACTTCCTTGCCCTCGATTTCCGAGCGGGTCAGGCGCAGCGCGCCATTCTCGCCGGTGCCGCCGGTCTGCTTCGAGGAAATCAGATCGAGGGCTTCGAGCATGGTGCGGTTCATGTAGATGGCCTGCTTGCCACCAGCCACGCGCCGGTTCTGCAAGCGGTAGTATGCCTGCGTCATCAGCTTGTAGAGGGCGACATTGCCCGCCGTCGCATCGCTCACGTCGATGTTGGCGATGCGGGCGTTGTAGCGCCAGTCCTTGACGGCCATGCCGATGTGCCACGTGAACTTTTCTTCCTTCACGTAGAACGGATTGCCCGCCCCATCGGTCACGCGCTGCTCGCCCATGTCCTTGCGATCGACGCCGGCCTTGGTGCCCTTCGGATAGAGCAGCGAAGTGTACTGCTCGCCCCACGTCACGAACCAGATGGACGTGTTGTCCGATCCAGACCCGCCACCATGGATGACCTGGTTTTCCGCACCCTGGTTGTTCGCGCCGGATGCATACACGTTGTAGCGTGCAGCCAGCCCCTTGAACTTCTCGGGCGAGGTCGCCGTGTCGTGGTAGAAGATGCCGGTTGCCATCTCCTGGTTCATCGCTTCGAGAAACGAGGTTGCTTCCGAAAGACGGAGCGCGCCCTCATTGGCCGAAAGCTGAAGCAGGCGGGTATCGACGGCGGCCATGGCTTCGAGGAAGCCCGTGGTGTCGTCAACCTGCTGCGTCTGGGACTTGGACTGCGGCGTGCCCTTGTAGAGCATGCCCCATGACACGCTGGGAAGCCCAGTGCGGATGGTGTGACGATGGATGGTGCCCATGTTGCACTCCATCGCGATTGCATCGTCCAGGATCGGGTTTTGCTGCTTGAGCAGTTCGATCACGGACGCGATTTGCTGATCCTCGCCCTCACGACGCTTGTACAGGTCGATGAGCGTGAGGTAGTTACTACCGAGAGTAGCCATTACCGTTTACCTTTCAGGGTGTTAGGCCGACTGTGGGCCATAGAGGATTTCCGCGTGGTCCTTTGGTTTGGAGCCAGCGGGGGTTTCCGATCCTGGAGGGCTGTCATCACTGATAGCGTTGCCGACACGCGCCATGAAGCGGATCATTTCCGGGTGATTGCCGCCACCGGAAGCGGTCAGGTACTCCTGCAATTCAGGCGTACCGAACTTGTTGAGGACGCGCTTTGCGCCCGTGATCGAGGCGTCGAACTTGTCGCCGCCGAATTCCTTGTCTGTCTTGGCCTTGGAGACCCATTCCTCCTGGGTCTTGCCCCACTGCTCGAACCGCTCCTTGCGATCGGCGGCGATGATGCCGGCCAACTTGTTCGCCTGTTCGCGCGTGATGCCTGCGTCCTTGAGAACCGGACCGGCCTTTTCCGCCAGTACAGTGTCCATCTCCATGCCTTCCGGCAGGGTGAATTCATATTTGCCGTCTTCCGGGACTTCC